AATTTAATTATCTGCATTTTTCATTAACTCAACAATTTTTTGCTTTATAGATTCTTTTACAGACTTTAACTTTGCTAATTTCTTCTCAGCATCTTTTATATCTTGTTGAATAAATTTTATATACTTTTTATACTTTGGATGCTTTTTAGCTAAAACTTTTGCATTAGATAATTCTTTATTTAAATCTATGATATAAAGAGCCATATCATTTCTATCTTTTTGTATACCTTCAATAAATTTTACTAACTTTTTTTTATTCATAATATTCTCTTCTTTGTTTTTCATAATACGAAATGTAGTAACTTTTCTACCATTAATAGTAGGCATACCGTGTTCATCTTTTTCGATAGAATTTACTTTAGTTTTTTTATTCTTAAATCTTCCTGTAAGAATAGTATCACCAATTTCTACATCGATTGTAATTTTTTCATTTAATATGTCTTTTAACTTCATAACTATAACTATGAGTTAACATCAAAACGTACAACAAATCCAAGTGCTAATTCATCTTCGTTCTTTATTGGGTTAGCTAATTTAGCATATGCTAATAGTTGATTTTGGTCGTTATAAAGACCAATTTGGGTGATATACGGTGCGAAGTAAGAACCCGTAACAATATCTATCACTTTATCTGTTGCTGTGTATTTTTTGTCACCATATGAACTCGCACTAACACTATTTAAGTTAGAAGTAGGTGAACTACCGGGAGGAAAAAACTTATATGCAGAACCACTTTCAGGTACGGTTATAGAACCACTACGTTGAAATGTAGTACTAATGTTAGTAGATTTATTAAATTTAAATTCAGGAACATCTACAAAATATTCATACTCTACATTTCTTACATATGATTTAAAATCAATTTCCCAACCATCACTACCTGAATTTGCAAGAACATCTTTATATAAACTTCCTGTATCAGTTATAGTTACGATTCCATCTCCGTAAAATACATTACCAACAACACCGCCTAATAACTGAGGACCACCTGAACCTGTAGCTACGAGTTTTGATGAATCATAAGAAGATGATTGATATGCGGCAAATGATGCTGAATAAGCATTATCATATAAATTACCAAAACCATCATCTTTTAATGTGACGGTTACGTGTGTCATACTATTATCAGTTAACTGAACACTTTTAGGTTTTATTTTTTCACCGTAAAATGAAGATGGTATAGATAATATATTTAATTGATTATGTAATGTTAAATTAGAATATTTACCTGAACCGCCAAAGTTATTTATAGGACCTGTAGTTCTATCAGAAAAAGAATTATAGTATCTATTACGTGCCCAAAAGTACGTAGGTTTTTTATAAAAGTATTGAGTACTACCTACACTTGATGTCGGTGCGAAAGATACTGAATCACTTTGACTTACATAATTCCAAACAGATGATGATACCGCTTTCCAAGAGTAAACACCTGAGCCCGAAGACTTATTTGTAAACGAAAAGTCTTTATGGCTTGTAAAAGGAGATATACTAATATCATCGGGTTTTATTCTTCTAAACACCCTAAGTCCTCCTTATTAGAAGTCTAATTTTACTTTTACGATAGCTTCTCTTGCAAATGATTTTAATAAAGGTTTACTTAACTTAGCTATTGCTAATAACTCATTAGCATCGTTATAAAGTCCAACTTGTGTTACATAAGATTTAGGATTCTTAAAAAACGTAGGTTGTGTGAACGAACCATCAGACGCCGTAAAGTAAGTTGGGTTACTTGAAAAATTAAATTTCTTGTTACCAACTCTACAAAAATAATGAGTAGAACTTATTACTTCTTCTCTACGAGCAGAAAAATAAGCTCCGCCTTTGATTGCTTTAAATAATTTAAAAACATTTCGGTCATTACTATTACTACCGGATGCTATCGTCATTGTAGAAGACGATACTTTAAGAGCGTGTGGGTTCAATACTATTATACCTAAGTCAGGATAAAATAATCCATATCCACCATTTGGTTCAGCAGCGGCTTGCTTCTGTATTACTGCAGTGCCACCTACTATAGAGCCACTAACAACATTAAAAACTCTACCACCTTGATTAACGGTAGGGTTAGAAGTAGCACCTGAATCATCAATCAAATGAATGTTAGCTATTCCCGCACTACTACCTGAGATTTTTAATTCCCAATTACCTGGGTCCATTTTCTCACGAAGTCTCGCTCTTTGTAATGCAATCACATATCCGTGATTTAAAGTTTTAGAATTGCCTACTACAAATTTGTCTTCACCTGGCCCTAATAATACGTTAGAAAGTTGTCCATATAAAGCCGCAGATGCACGTTTGCCTGTAGCACCTTTAGTTCCTAAAGAACCACTTCCGTGAAAATGCATATATGCACAACTGAATTGTATTTCAGCAGTAGCATCAGCATCAGGGTCACTTTTGTAAACATCTAAATAATAATCACCTGTTGAGCCTGATTGTGTTGATGAAGTAAAAAATGTAGTTAAGTTACCAACACCACCGGACCACATTCCGGATGAAATAACATCTCTAAGTCCTGAGATTACATCAGGATTTTCAGGGTTTTCAGTTTCAGTTTGAAATCTTTGATAAATCGCCATTTGTTATTCCTCCTTAACCGCCTGCCGCACCGAATGCGCCAAATGTTCTGTTACGATTAACGGTTATGTTAATTGTAGTTGTCGCGGCTGTTTCATTACCGACTATGGTTAATTGTGTAGTTTGTGTTCTTGTTAATCTTTTAGGTCTAATTTCTACACTTTTACCAACTACAGAAATGCTATTTGGTAAATCATCTTCATCTAAAAAGAAAGGAACCGTTGTTCCTGTAGCAGAAACTTGCGCACCCGCTCTAACTCTAAGTCTTGCCATTGACTGATTATGAAGAATAAAAGTATATCCTAAAGTATCATCAGACCCATTTTGTGTAGATGGGTTGATAATACTAACAGAATTTAATCTTCGTAAAGTAACAGAACTTTGTGCTACTTCAAGTATTGGCATTGCTTGAGTTGATTTTGGAAGCGTTACTAACTTATATCGCATAACGTGATTTTCATCAGGAAATGCTTCAAGTAGTGGCATACTTTCAATTACGTTGCCGTAGAAATCACTACCATTTGGATGTGTTACATCCCATAAACGATAATCGACTTCATCGTCTGCTAACGCAAATTTTGTTATGTTGAACTGATTCTCGCCCTTTGCAAGAAGTTCTCTACCCTTTTTGGTAAGAACTGCGTCAACGGTAATACTTGTATTGTTTAAAAATCCCATATTAGACTCCTAAGATAGATAAAATAGACATTCACTCTATTATTAAATATTAAGTTTAAAGTTTTTCTTTACTATTCAATGTCAAGTTTTGAATCACCTGGTTCTTTTGTTACTATTCTTGTTGGTGAAGTCAACTTAACTTCGACTGCTTCCAACCCATCTTGGGTTGTAAATTTTGTATTTTTAACTCCTTCAAAAAATAATCTTCTCATAGCAGTAGAACTATCAGCAGGAACATTAACTTCTGCTGGTTCATATGAAAAACTTGACGGAGTTTCCATAGACGCACTTATTTGACTACTATAATATAATTTAATTCTTCCTTTCAACGGATTTAATCGAGAACTTGAAATATTTGCTTGTATAGGATGTTGGTCCTTAAATGAATCACCAAATGTTACAGATGCACTCATATACATATCGCCTTTAACTCCTTGTGTTTCCCAAACCGTATGACCATAACTTTCTTTTCTACTTTGTGTTAATGAACCTTCAAAATATCTTGATTCGCCTCTAATCACTAAAGCACTTGAACTCGGGTCATTCGTATAAAATTGTATTGCTTGATTTATCTCATCGAAACTTGTATCAGTAGATGGTGAATATGGCTGACCGAACATTTTGTAGTCAGCAGATGAACTCATAGATGCTGTCATTACAAGTCTGTCTTCATAGTACGTATTTTCAAACGATGGTGCTTTCCCAACTACTTCTCTCGCTCTCTCAAGTATATTAGGTTCTACTAAAATACCAAATCTTGCATTAGCACGAGCAGGAACCATCTTTTTTAGTTGAGGAAAAATACTTTGGTCGTATGTTTTTAATAATTTTAAATATTGAAAGAAACTAAATGGTGCATTGTGTTTTTGCCAATACTTATCTTGAGCAGCATCAAGTCCACGATAAGTTTCTGAATATCTATCACGTGGGTCACCAAGATAATTATCAAAGTTAATATTAGCTAATGATTCAATTATATCTTGATTTATAGCATCTGAAGGTGAAAAGTATATACCTACTTTATTGCTATCTGTCGGTGCTGAATCATATCCACCACGTGAAATTCTTGTTTCAGATTGTAGTTCAAGATATTGTCCATCACTACCACTTATAAATTTAAACTCAGGTCTAATATTATCATTTTCTATTCTGATTTTATTAGAACTTACTTTTGAAGGTCCTAAGTTAGGAACTTTAGTTTTTGTTCTATCTACTACAGATGAAAAGAAATTACCTGTAAATCCGTTCGCAACAGCATTTTGTGTTTCAGTTGTTTTCGCAGACACATCTAATATAGATGTATCTGATTGTAAATTTTTATCATCATCAAAAGAGTATCGTGATACAATATTTTCATATGAAGAAGAAATTGTATTACCATCATATGCTTTTGGGTTACCAACGTGATTATCAAACGAGCCTGTATTCAAAACTTCTGTTAAGATACGAAACTCCATTAATGAGCCTGAAAATCTTTGTACAACGTTTCCATTAAAATTAAGAGAACCTGTACCTGGACCTGAGAAAGTAGTAGCTCCTCCTATATCAAATGTTCCACTTGTGTCCCAAGATTGATTATAAGATTCAGATACTGCTCCTGCGGCACCATTGACGGTCATACTTGTTGACGATACATATTGAAATCTGTCTATACCCGCATCATATTTCTTAACTACTAAATTATATTCAACACTATCATCTATAGAAGCACTATGTGTAGTTCTGCGTACCATCGCACTATAAAATTCATTATCATAAATAGGTATATCTGAAGAAGAAACTGCTATATTACCTTTCGAACCTGATAAGAAAAATAATACTGAACCAATATTATCAGCTGAGTTATTATCTTTCATTATTACACCCATTTTATTATCTTGTTTCTGCCATATAAATTGGTCTTGACTCTTAGGTGCTTTAAATCTCCATTCTATAGTATCAGGATATCCTGGTGTATCACCCGCTACTGATGCAGATGCTACTTGCCAATTAAATGTAACTTTTTGAGCTCCTCTAAAACCGAGTGCTTTGGTAAATTTTCTATCTATCGCAAAGTTAACAGAACTATCTACATCAGGTCCGCCGTATTCTCTAACTCGTAATATAGAACTCGGTATACCATAACAATTAATTAAACCTTTTAATCCACGTACGGTTCCTTTTGTTTTTAAAAAGTATGGCATATTAGAAACAATTCTTGACCATATTTCACGAGAAATATCTTGTTCAGTTTTTTCTAATTCTGTGTGTGCTTCTGAACCTGAAGGTGCTTGTTGGCCTAATAAAAAGCTAGGTAAATCAACTAAATCTTTTCCATCATATAATGACCAACCAAGACTTTTAGCTACAGAAAAATATAATTGTTTTGAAAGACCTTCACTAATACTTGATTGTCTATCATTAATTTTATTCATATGTTTTACAAATAAATGAATCTTATCAAAGTAGTGACCCATCATTTTAATAAAATCTAAGTAAGTAGCATTGCCTAAATCTTCTTTTACAAACGTTGGAGTATTATTTACTAAATATCCACCATTACGTGTGTCGTATTCAGAGCCACTTGCAATTTGTTCAGTAAACCAACTAACTGCAGTTGATGAAGTTGTATGTGTAAGCACATAAGGACTTTGTAAAGTTCCTGCACCGCTTGTCTTTGGCCAAGCATTATCATAAGATACACCTAACGAAGATGATACATACGAACTTGATTGAAAGTACATATAGTTTTCAAATCCATCAAAAGATTTTCTAACATCTCTGATTCTATCGTGCCATATCTTTACTTGAGTTTTTCCTGTATCAAAAGTTTTTTGTGTCAACGTAGCCGCACTCGCAGAACTTTGTGTATAACTTTCTATTAACTCTAATTTATATTTAAAATTTCTAACTCGTTTTTCAGCTGATGAAAAATTTACAAATTCACTAAATTTAGTATAATCTACATTTAGTTCAACTTCTTCTGAAGACCCTGATAGAACACTATCTATTATTTTTTCTTTTATAGTAGTGTTAGTTGATGTAATATCAGCTTCACGTTTATAAGTTGTACCTCTTGCTCTAAAACTACTTTCATCATCTTCAAGTTTAGGACTTAATAAAACCGTACCGTTTACTTCACTCGGTATATAATCAATTATATCAACAGAATCTGTATACGGCAATGCCATTTCTTTTACTATTTTAACATCATCAAATTTACTTACAACAGCTTCTAATGGTTCATATAATTTGTATGTTAACGAAAGACCATTTATATCAGCAATCTTTTTAAAATTAGTAGTAAGATATTTTTTACCTCTAACATCTATATAAGTTCTTAATTCTTGTTCATCATTAACACGATATTTAATTTCAAATTTATTAAAAGCTTTTGTAACATCTCCGGCTTTTCCATTGACCGTTTTTGCACTTCTACCTGTGTTTGCAGTTGTTGATAACGCTCCTAATTGGCTACCTACAAATTGAAAACTTCTATCAAGTTTAGCAATGTTGTCACCTTCTACTCGTTGTATCTTTCCTGTAAAATCTGCATATATATTTTGAGTAGTAATATCATTTGGTTTTTGAAATCTTAAATCAAAATCATCAACCCATAAAATACCTTGTGTAGCTACACTATCTTCATTCCAAGAATACTCTCCTGAATTACCAGCACCGCCTATAACGTGACCTTCTACAAGAACTTCCATTGATTCGTTTACTAACATATCTGCAGGTATTTCCCCTGTAGCAGTTACTTGTTCCCAATCATTTGGTTCAAAACTTTTTTGAGGTTCGAAATCTATAAATTTATATGTTATAGCTGCGGGTGATTCTCCTTGATATTCCCAAACTGCGTCAGGACCATTCCATTTCCAAACTCCTCCTGGCGATATTGTACCGTCTCTCAACGGGTCTCTACTAACAGAAAAATCACAATTACCGCCATCTATATTCGGCAGACCTAATTTTCGTCTTTCATTGTAAGTAGGAGAATTTAGTATATTAATTAAAGATGCTTTTTTTCTTTCAGGAAAAATCCTTCCTGCAGATATGCTAGGAGGTCTATTTACATCACTTATAACAACTCGACCAAGTGGCCAAGTAATAGTGTCACCTGTCTCTGCGTTATTAATTAAGTCTCTAAAAGTCTGTACAGGATTTGTACCTGCTTCGTTACCTTCAGAAATTGCACCATAATTATTTGCAAAAGGATTAGCACAACCATAAGTAACATATAAATCTTTTTCTCCTACACCCGCATAAACATCTGATATAGGTTTAGGAAATCCTGGTAAATAATCTGCTTTAGCATCTAATTCTGTAGCATAAACCTGGTCTCCTGATATACCAACATATTTTTCAGCTGAATCATCACCAAAAATTGCATCAAAAGAACCAAGTCCTGTACCAATCCATGTTTCAAAGTAGTCATCATTATTTTCATAAGGGTCTATAATACGAGCACCACTCGCAGTTCTTGTTCTTGCAGGAGTACCTGTATCACCTAATAACCAAAATCTTGGGTCATTTTTATTTCCCGAGTCTTCAAATACTGCGTGTTTCAATTCATCTAAAGTACCTAAATCGTTTTCTCCAACCTCGACTTCTTCTGAACCGGGTCCTTTTGAGTAGAATTGGACTCCTATAATTTCAGGCCCGCTACTGCCATCTGTTCTCATTTCTACAACTACACCGTGTGCTTGGTCTTCTTCTGCTGAGTTGTCTTCAAGATATTCTCTATAATCTTGATTAAAAGAAATAAACATTATCAGACCTTTTCTTTTGTTTTTATATCCGCTATTATATCTGTGATATTCTGATATGTCTTTGATTTTTCCATAACGTGTCATCAACGCCATTAATCCAGGAGTTTGTTGTTCCGGTGAATTACTAACTTTATTGCCGGATGTCGGCATAACTTTAACACTACTTGAGCCTAACGTAAAACTTGACTTTTGATGTGTTTGGCCAAATAATGATACTATACCAAATTCGTAATTTACAGCATTTTCAGCACCACCAAAACGTGATTGCCAAATGTGATAATCTTGTAACGTATCATCGTACTTTAAAAAGAAAGTAGCGTGGTCACCTGAAAACGTATTCCAAGGTGATGTATCAGTAAAATTTTCTTGATGTCTACATTTAAATACTATATCAAATTCACCTGTTGAAGGCAAAACAGATTGTTGAAAAACACACGTACCGTCATCTTCTTGCGCATACGATTGATAATTTAAAGCTGAAGGGTTAGTACATCCAGGAATAACAGGCGGTATTTTCGGTGTCCAAGTTGAACCTCTCCATACCCAATCTGTCTGTGGATTACCATTTCCTAAATCTTCTGCGCCTACTTTTCGTATACCAAGAACACCTTCATCTGTACCATCTGAAAGATTAAATTTATCATAGTTAGGTTCCCAAACGTATAAACCATTTTGTATTGATGATACATACCATTGTTTATTTGCTGATAAACTGCCTTCGCCTATATTATCAACTAATTCATTGTTAGGTATCGGTTCACCTGGTTCTGCTAAATATCCTTCAGGTGGATTAGGAGGAGCATCATTTATTTCTACACCAGGTAGATGATAACCTTCGGGTGGTGTAGTTGGTCGTGATTCTGCGAGACCAAATCCTGCTCCATATTTAATTCTTATATTAGGCGCTTTATCAACATCAGAAGTTTTCTGAAAATATGTTATGTAAAATAAATCTATACCAGGTGTAACACCAAAGTTTGAAATAGCAGGTAGTTTGCGTGTAATTACTAATGGTCTATGTATAGGCATCGGAGTACTATTCTTTTTCCATTGACTATCATTTCTATAAACAGCATTTCTATCTACAAATTTTATACAAGCTCCGCCATTACGACCTTCTTTTGCAACCCATTTAGCGTGATATCCAATATTAGCAGTTCCGTAATGAGAATCACCTGGATTTAAATATCCTTGTATTCCGGTACTCCATCCTGTTGTAGTTATAGCATCATTATGTAATTCTTCATCATAGACACCTTCAGGTTTTTTAGGATTAAGAGCATCATCGAAAATAATTTCATCACCACTTGGATTATTTATTATATTAGTTTCAGTAATTAGTATTTCTTCTCGTTCTCCAATTACATATGCGTCTTTAATCACAACGGTTCCGCCGTTCATTCTTTGTTTAAATCTAAACCCTTGTTCATCTTCTAAAACTATATGAGTAGATGCAGGGTCATCAACCATTGGAGGAGGACCTGAACCAGCACCAAATCCTACCATATTAGTTAAATCTATTTGAGGATTGTTTGGATTAAAAAATCTTATTTTCGGACCATCAGGGTCAGAATTTCCTTCTGTTTTAATAGCATCTAATCTATCTATAAAATCTTCTCTATAAACATCATCGTTTATATTTTTCATTCTGATTTTTATTTCAGTTCTTGAGTTAGATATAGCACCTACTTCATAATTAAGTCTCATAGGTTTTAGTTCCATGCTATCAGGTTGATTCGGACCACCTGATAAATAAAGACCTTTATTATTTATGTAATAAGGACCGTCATAAATATCACCATTACGACCTGTATCTGTTCTTACTAACACAGCTTCATCGCTACCTGCTAATTGTCTATAGAACTCATATGTAAAATTAAATCTACCTGATGCAAATCCTAAATCACGAATATCTATACCAGGCTTTACAATTATATTGTTTTGTATAATTAATGGGTCAAGTCTTTTACTTGTTATTAATCTATTTGTAGAAGGCTCTACAATTTTTAGTATAACAAAATCTGTCAACCCGCCTCCATTTACAGAACCAAAGATACCGCCTTCGTATGATTTAGTCCCAGGAGTAGTTTCACCTCCGGCTCTTAGTAATTGTTTGTCTCTTTCTGATATTTGACTTGCCATTAAAATTCCTTAAAGTCTCTATCTATAATGTCATTAAGTTCATCACCTCTTTTATATAGAGGCTGTTTTCTCGATACGGTTACCCAACCTGAAGGGTCATCATAACCTGTGTTAGTTTCAGGATTTTCATAACTCAATATAGGACCATTTGGACCTGTTCTTAATACTTTCTCATTTGTTTCCGTAGATGAATTTGCTTCAAACTCTTGTAAAACACGACTTCTTTCATCTTCGTATTCACGATTAGCTTCAAGTTTTAATTTTTGAAAATATTCGTTATTTTCTAATTGTTCTTTTGTGTACGGCATATTTATTTTATTTTGAAAATAAGATTATTATCGATAACTTCAGAATCAGTACCTGAACTACCTGCATAAGAACCACTAACAACTTTTATTTTTAATTTATATTCACGTTGACTCTGTAAACCTATTGTATTTAAATCAATATAATTACCACGAGAATCACAAGAAATCTTTGAACCTGAACCAAATGGTACAATAGTGTCTTCCGTATAATTATCTTCAATACTAAATAGTGAGTCTTTAGGTAAATATTTCACAATATTATAAGCTGATGCTGTAGGAGAATTAGTAAGTACAGGAAAAGTAGGTCTACCGACTATTCTTAATTTTCCATCAAATTGAGTTGTGTATTTTGATTTTAAATTAGAACTATATATTTGTAAGTCTTCTATTTCTCTCGCATTTAAAGCACTCAAACTTCCTGTATTCCAAGTAGATGAATCCCAAACTGCTTCTAATCGTGGACTATAAATAGTATGTGTATCACGAGAAAAGAATTTGAAAGTTCCTAATCTATCTGTACTACCTTCATCTACATACATCATCGTTACCTACAGAACCTGAACGTTTAACCATAAATCCGTAATTTGGAATAGTACCATCAAGCCATTTATTAACAATGTTAGTAACATCCATTCTCATATCAAGCTCAGTATCAGTATGAATAAAACTTTGAACTCCTAAATACTCAGTTTTCCAACTACCACCTGTATCTTTCGTACTACCTACCCAAAAAGTTTTTTCTGTATCGTTATCTCTATACGCCCAACTCGCACCATCAGTTACAGAAGGGCTTGATAAAAATTTACCACGACCCATTGTCCAACTTGCACTAACAGGATATGCATATAAACTTTGACTTGTTGTAAGTCCTATACTACCCGCATCATATAAATTTAGATAATATTTAGCACTCGCAGTTACATTCGCATCTACTACACTTTGACTAATACTACTTAAATCAAAGTTTACTAAAACTCGTGAAACATCTACATTAATACCTGAGTCATCAACACCTTTTCTAACTTCAAGTATTTCATCGAGTCCTGTGTTCATACTTTCACTTGCTTCGTATAAAGTAGCGTCTTCTGTTGCGTAAGAAAATATATGCATAATTTACTCCTTAATATCCCGCACCACTTGAAGAGTCACCTATTACGTTACCTTCAATGTCAAGATTTGGAAATTTTAATTCAAATATACTTGGGTCTAAAGACGGATAAACTACACCATCTTTAGTAGCAGAACCAATATCAAAGATATTTCCTGAGTAACCTTTTCCTTTTTCAAACTTGTTATTTATAACAACCATAAGTTTATCAGGATTCTCTTCTGCGGGTGCGACTAAAGAAGCAACACCGTCTACTAAAGCTATCTCTTGTTGTAACTCTTGGGTTATTATAGGTTGATTTATTTGCCATCTGTCAGGCAAAAAGAAACTCTTTATTACATCAATACATCTTAATAGTACTTCATTTTTATTAAAACCAAATCGTGTGATGATACTAAATCTAACACCTATGTTTATAACAAATGCATTTTTTACATTTATTGCATCTGTAACAGGTCTGTACACACTTAAATAAGTTGCTAAATTTCTTTTAACTATTTCATTAGCTTGTACGAGTTTTTTTCTTTGATTGTATCCTAAGACATATAAATTCAAAGCTAATGGATTTGGTATCGGTTTAGAAGAACTTGTTTTATTTCTTTTCTTTCTTTTTAATTTTTTACCTTTACCTTCTAAAGATTTTCCTTCTTGTAATTGTTCATCTTGAACAATGTAAACTTTTGCTATGCTACCAAATCTTGCTGGCATCGTCATAACTCTCATCATATAATCTTCTTTAGTTACGGTTCTACCTTGTGCTTGAAAATATGCAAGAGCATTATTTTTAACTTCGATTACACTTTCACCTGCTCTACCACCTTGCGCAGATAATTCATTAGAAACTGCTAATGAAGCTTTTGAAGTAGCAATTAAACCTGCTACAGCCGCAGGATTATTTTGTCCGTATACAGGAGTAACAATTTTATTGATTGTACCCGCATTTACATTATGACCTACACCGCCACCATATCTATATGTTACAACTAATGTAGTATTACCAGGAGCAAGTCCATATGCTTTTGTATTTAAAAAATTACTTGGGTCAAATGTACTATCAATTTGTGCGACACCATGAGGTAAACTTGAACCAACGTTATCAGGGTTAGGAATAATTTCTTCATCAGGATTTGAACTATTTCCTGCACCAAATCTTAATTCAGTTCTCCCATCTTCAAGTATAAAAGTTTGATATCTTCTTGATGTCTTTTTAAGTTTTAACAAGTAAGGAGCTTTATCAGCATATTGAGAATCTTCAGGACTTAATCCCGCATTGTTTTCTGCTTCTATGAAAACCGTATCTTGTGCTAAAAAAGGAACTTGATGCCAAGTATTACCATCACTATCTGTAATAGATTCAATTTCAGTTAAATTAGGTTCTGCTAATCTAACTCTATCATATCTTTTAGCATTTCCGAATGTAAATCTTTCTACTTTTCTATCTCCGGAAACAGCAGGTACCTTTTTCTTTAATAAGTAACTTGTTGGTTCACCGCCGGCAGTTTCGTATACTGATGTATCTGCCGCTGAATTACTTGAAGTAAATTGAAAGTTAATATCTTCTGTAAGATAAAAATTTATATTTGATTGTGACTTTAAAGAAGTACCTTCTTTTAAAATAAGTCCATATCTCATATCAGGTCTGTTAGCAGTTCCTGAACCAATAGACGGAACCGTTTGCATAATATCTACATCTGCTACTGCAGGAGAAATTGTTCTTGGTTTATATCCCATTGATTGTGCAATCTGATAAACATTTTTAGTTTCTTCAGCATATGCTAATAATGATTCTTTAAATTGATTATCAATATAATAAGATAAAACATCGCCAACATATGAAGCCATTTCAATAAACATCATACCAGGTGATGTTTCATTAAAATCATTATATGTATTTGGAAAATAAGTTTTAGCGTGTTCTATTAAAGCCGCTTTTATAGAATTAAAATCTTTATTTAAATATTTAACTTCTTTTTCTTTGACTTGAATAGCCATCTAACTCTCCCTAATATCCACCTGTGCCACCACCGGCAGTTTCATCTGCAATCGCACTCGCAAATGGTATAATTACTTCTATTATCTCTTCTGTAAATTCTGTATCAAATTGCGCTACTATATTTAATGTGTGTCCATCATTTGTAACTTGTGTTTCTACAAGTGTTACAAACGGTAAAAATTCACTTAAAGATTCATTAATAGTTTCTTCAACTTGTACTTTTAGAACATCAGGCTCATTTGGTTCAAATAAAACTCTCATTAAATTACTGCCAAATGTAGGATTACCTAATCGTTCACCTTTAATTGTCAATAAAAGACATTTGATATTATCTTTAATTTGGTCAAAGTAACTACGATTTTGTGTAAAAAAGCCGTATGCTTCCTTACTATAGTTTAGTGGGAAGCCTATACCAAAAGCTTTATCCGGGTCTAAATCTATATCTCTTACACTCATTTTTTACCAAGATTCATTTTATTCATAAGTTCTCTGTAGTCCTTTGTGATATTCTTTTGTACGGTCGGGTCTACTTGTTCAGGTGCAACTCCTGCTTTTTGTGCTATTTCTGCAACACCTTGATTTGTCATACCGCCTCCATTGGGTTTCATATCACCATAGCCTAATAAGTCAGCCATATCATTTGTACTAAATGTTTTTCCACCCATTGTTGGATATTCTTCTTTTGTCTTAACAGACTCTTGAATTGGCGTAGACCTTTTAGACTTAATTTCATTAATAAATATCTCGCCGAGTTGTTTTTTGACTTCTTCACTCACTAATCTGTTGATTATTTTTTTTAACTCATTTGACTTCATTTTAACTCCTGTATGTTAATACCCACCACCTGAACCGCCACCGCCTGTACCTCCACCACCTGATGTCTGTACAGATTCGGATGTTCCTGTAGCTGTTGTTTCTCTTACTAATTTTTGTAATCCACCGTCATCTTTAGAATCTTCACCATTTTTCTCTGCGTCTTCTATTTGGCTAAGTAACTCACCCATACCACTAAGTAAATTAGAACTCCCTCCATCACTATCAGAGTCATTAGGATTTTTACCTTCTGAAGACGGGACTCCTGTTTTAGATTTATTACCTCCAAAAAATGCATTTGCGGCTACTAATGCTAATAAAGCAATTAATATTTTTTTTACCATATCTAATAATTCTTCTCTTAAAGCAAAGACTCCTGGTATTTGTGCTTTTGCTTCAGCTATTTCTTCTTTTACTTTTGTTATAATTCTGTCTTGTAATACACCTGCCGCAGCTACCGGCGGAACTAACGCACCGCCTATTTTTCCTGCATCACCCGCAGCTTCTGCTATTTTTTTAGTAACTTCAATAGCTTTAATAGAATTTGAAATTGCACGTAAAGCCGGTCCTAATTTATCTGCTACTTCTTTTATTTTTTTAAGTTCTTTAATTTTTTTAGGTAAGTCAGCAGGTAACGGTTTTCCTTCAGCAGAATCTTTTTGAAGTTTAGGTATTTCATTGTCTTTATAATCTGCAAGTTTATTTAGAGGTGTCTCTAATTGTTTAAATAGTCCGTCTGATAATCCCATTATTCTGTAAATACCTTTAAACTTAAATCGTGTTCAAGTGTTTTCTTTATACTATTAATTTGTTTAGGTAAAGTGCTTTTAGCACTTCTTTTTATTCCCGTAGCTTTTACTTGACCATCACTATCAGCTGATAGTCCTCCGTCTGCCATAACTTCAAACATTCTACCTATCATCTCTAATGTAGATATCATCTCATTCATAGTTTGTCGATAATCAAATCCTTTTACCAATGGTTGCATAGGACTCAAAGGATTCTTTTGAGGGTCCGGGTCTTTGTTATTGCCAAGTTGTATTCTACCTATATTTTCTCCTGAAGATACTTTGGGTGTTGTTATAATTATATTTCTAAAAGAATTAATTAATACATTTCCTGAAGATAACATTGATATATCGTGAGTATCTTTATCAGCACTATTTAACCCTTTGGTATAAAAATATAAAGAATCAGAACTTATAAGTATTTTATTTGAAACTACAGATTGTGGTCTAAATGTTTGTCTTAACACTTCATCTTTATATTTTAGTTGTGTGCCTGATTGACCTAAAAGTGCTTCGGTGTCTATATCTATACCAGGATTAGTAGCACCTGTTTTACCACTTAACATATAAATAGAACTACCATCGATATTAGGGTCGTGAAATACAGGAGAATCTGTATTTGATTTTTGTATAAGATATTCATTTTCAGCATCTACACTTCTGTTTTTCATAAATGTTTTAATATCAGAATTTGTTCGTGTTTGACTACCGTTAGTAATTCTTGTCTGTGGCTTATCTGTAATTGTGTGTTTAGTTAAATGTATAGTTTGTCCATATCTTCCTTGTACTGCTACATCTCCAGGATTATATGCAAATGTATTTACATTACTATTAGGTGTAAACGCTTGAGTTTTGTTTGTAATAGATTTAGAATTATTAGCTAACGAGTCAAAAATAGGGAGCGGATGTCCGTGAAACTTCTGACCATCTACTTCATATATAGGAGAATATTCATACTGCACCGGTAATGATAAAAAGTGCATAGAATGAGGTTTCATCATTCTTCTTCGTTTAGAATCAAGTTCATCTAATTGTATTTTATTCTCAGCATCCATAGTCTTAGCTTCACTAACCACACGTGCTGAAGGAACGGCCGGTGTACCAATTCCATCGTCTTCAAATTTAGATTTAATAAAATGATATATTTGGTTTAAAGTAGGTAACCCGAATGTATCGATATCAATTTGAGGCATATTTAACTCTCAGGAAAGTTAGATTGTTTAGATTCAACATCATCACTAATCCGGTCACTTTCGTTTTGTATTTCCTGAATTGAATCAGATAAGCCGGACATTAATTGTTCTTTTTCAAGTTCACTCAATCCAAACTCACTATCAGAACCTTTAGATTCTGCAGAAGCAAGTTTTTGTACAATAGCCGCTACCTTAATTAATTGTTCATCATTCTTAACTGCAACATCAAGATAATCTTTTAAAATAGGTACAAGCGCTACTGCGGATGCCGTATCCGTTACAAACTTTAAAAGGTCTTTCATAAGAACTTCTATTTGCTGTTTGTTTTCTTTCGAGTTTGTATATATATCTTTGAAAACATCTGAAAGAGATTTGCCTTCAAAAACTTCATAAGAATCTGCCATAAGTATCTTCCTTAGTTAACAATAAATATATATTAACTAAGAAAGATACAATTTTAAAGTTTAAGTAAAAACAGAACCTGTGATATTTTGTTTAAAAGCAATGCCTTTATCTCTAAAATCACGTATTAAAGCGTGTTGTTTCTTCTTAATAACGTTAATTACTCGTGTAATGTGTTGAGTATTAGAACCACTCATCTCACGAATTAATATGTATAACGCTTTTTTATTGAAATTTTCAATATTTTTAGTATTCTTCATAAGATATAATAAAGCATCTACAACAGCAACATCTTTCTTTTTCTTGAATACTCTAAATAAATTGTCATCCCAATAGTCTAACATTTGGTCAAAAACTTCTAATCTGAAATCTTTAAAATCACTATTACCTGTTTCACCTGCAGGATTTCTTCCGTAATCCATAACATCAAGTTGGTCGTGTATTTTACCCATCTTGTAGTTCTTATTGTTATTTAAGATTAAATAATTTTTAGCCATAACAGAAAAGTAACTAAATGCCTTACCTTTTACAGGATTATACTTATGCATATTGATAACCATACTTGATACTACTTCGTCAATAACTTCTTCAGTAGGAACATCAAAGTAATAAAACTTATAAGTATGTATTAAGTTTTCAGCAATCTTCCTAATTGGATAGTATATAGTTTCGTGAAAGATTTTATCTCTTTCAGCACCTGGTTCTAATCCATTATATTCTACAATCGCATCTTGGGTTTTTTGACCAAAATACATTTTACTTTTCTTTCTACGCTTCTTTGGCATCTTCTTCTACTCCTGTGTATTTTTGTATTTTATTTAAACTAAGTTTTAAACGTTCAAACGTATCACCGACTTCATCATCAGTTTCAAACATTTTCTTTTCATCAATAACTAAAAACTCTTTCTGAACATTGGCTAAATCAGTTGACATATCTTCAAACCAAGTTTCTAAAGTTTCTTGTCTTTTTAGTTGAATTAAATTAGCTGTCATACTTGTAACTAATAGTAATCCTAACATTCCTTCAATAATCATTTTTTATCTCCAAATAATTCATCAAATAATTTATTCTTATATTCTTTATCTACTTTGGGCTTTACTTTACTTTTAGATTTAGGTTGACTTTGTCCTACAACCGCACTAGCATTTTTTGCGGTCGTTTCTACATCAACACCCATAATCTTACCATAAGGTATATTAGCATCTTCACTAAACATATAACGTTCCATCTCAAAACGAGTAGCTACCATATCTGCTTGATGAACTAACTGAGCAATATTTGATTTTATCTTTTTACCTTCACCAAAACCCATTAGATAAGTTTTGTTAGCTTCTTCATACATACCATCAGCAAGTCTTAATCCTAAATACTCTTGTTCAGAATATGTAACACCAAATTGACTCAAAGTATAAACTGCTCTATCAGTAACGGTCATATTATGTAAGTTAGGATTTACTTCATACATTTTACCTTGATTGATTCTATGCCATTCAGAAGGATTAGGTCTATAATAATCTTCTTCAAGACTACCAAGTTTTCCTAAGTCGTGATGCATTGTACAAAATACTACATCATCAACGTTGTATGTTAACTTGAATCCAAAGTCTTCATAAAGTTTAAATAACTTTTTACCTGCCTCTGTTATATTCATAACGTGGTCAATATAACCTCCAGGCCACGAGTTGTGAAAATAGTCAGTAGATGAAGCCGGTGCTAACATCATACGTTCTTCAAAATGGTCATACATTTTATTTAACTTATCAGCACGTTCCTCAGAATTATGTTCTTTAACATTATCACGAATGTACTGCATACGTTCTTGTAAATCTTCTATTTTTAGTTTCATTTTTATTTCCTTATCCAAAAAAGTTATTTTCTTTTACAACAATACTCTTTTTTACATTAGAGATTTTGTTATACAATTTTTTATATCTATCAAATACTTTACGAGGGTTGTCTGATTTAACCATTTCATCAATAGACCTTAATACTTGAGCCAAGTCTTTGTTTATCATTTGTTCTAAGTTATGTCTGATACCATATATTGATTGTTCAATTAATTCAATCGTATCTAAGAACAAATAAAAATTGTGTAGTCTCATTCTAAATTGACCATCCCAATTCCATTCACAAACATCTCTCATATTAGCCCACTTTTCAATAAATCTATCAAAATCATTTACACCAATTAAGTTTTGTGTTTTGATTTTATCTAACATCTCAGGCATCTCAGGAAGATGTTTTTCTCTTGGCATATTAAATGCTTCGAATCTTGCATCTTTAAATGAGAACGAAGTATAATATAAACCAAACACAACTGCTCTGTCAGGAGTAGATGAATCAGTAGTAACCGTTATGTTAGAACCTACATCTTCAAGTGACTTTTGTAATTGTAACAACATAAAGAAATCTTGAATA